GCTGCCGCTGCGCGCTTGTTGTCGTCGGTGAGCTGGAAGGTGGAGAAGGTGCGCCGCAGGAAACGGTCGCCCATGCCGGACTCGCCGACGATGCGCTTGATGCGTTCCCGCATTTTCTTCTCCTCCTCAGCTTTGGCGGCTGCGGCCTCAGCAGCTTCGCGCTCTGCCTTCTCCTTCTCGTAGGCAGCCACAGCCTCGGGACAGGTGCATCGCTCGGCTCCGTAGGGAGGCCAGAGGATGCGGTTGCCGAGCGGGATGCCCTTGTGGTAGCGCAGGGCGCCGCAGAACTCGCAGGGGACGGGCTCAGGGACTCCGGGACGGCCGGCGAGGCGCTCGTCGTTGCTCCAGATCCAGTTACCGGGGTCACTCGTCGTCGGCCGGCTTGAAGCCCTTGCCCCAGTCTCGGCCGGAGCTGTCGGGCTGTTCAGGATCTTGCTGATTTTCTGCACCTTCGTTCACCTCCTCGTTGTCCCAGTAGCCGCCGTTGAGCCATGTGCTCGGGTTCGGTATGTAGCGCCCGTTCTCCCGGCGCCACTGGTCGCTCCGCTTCTGAGCGTCGACCGCCTGCATGATCCTCTCGTGGAGCTCAGCGGTGGGCTTGATCTTGTTCCACGCCTTCAGAGCGTACTGCTTGCCGGTCTTTTTCGGGTAGGCTTTCCAGAACTCGAGAAATCTGGCCTCGACGAGCGACTTCGTGCCGCCGTCACTCCCCTCGTCAGAGGGGGAAGGGGGTGTATTACCTTCTCTTGTCTTATCTTCTCTACTCTGGTCTACTCTGCCTCCGGCTTTCTTGCGGCTGTTTGCCGGTCGTCCTGCGGTCGGCGTTGGGTCGTCCGGCGAGGCGTCGGCAGACGCCGCAGCAGCGGCCCGGCGACTGCGGGAGCGCTCTTTCTCGGCTTGCCGCTGGTCGATCAGCTTGCCGGCGTACTCGTACCAGTCGTGGATCTCGAGTGTCCCGTCCTCTTTTTCGTCGATCCAGCCCGCCCGGATCAGCGTTTTCGCCAGCTTTTCGGGGTCTCCGTCCCACTGAGCAGCCCGCGAGATCATGCGCGGCGTGATGTCGACGAGGCTGCCGGTCGGGGCGTTGTCGAGGGCCCACAGCCAGAACGAGACGAGCAGTCCCATCATGTGCGGCGGCTCGACTTCGAGCTGGTCAGCAGCGTCGAACAGTTTGCGGTGATCCTTGAGTGTCTGATGCACTTGCAGCCATGCCACGGTCGTCACCTCCTTTCTGTGGTCGTTTGTTTGTGGCCTGCTTTTGGTCGTCTGCCGGTCGTCCGGCGGTCAGGTTAAAAAGGAAGGTCACCATTGTCCTCGATTTCCGTGAAGTCGCCGGAGCCCTCAGAGTAGCCCGGATCGGCGAAGTCGCTGCCAGAGCTCTGGCCGCCGTCCTTCTTGCTGTCGCAGAAGTGGACGGAGTCGACCGTGATCTCGACGGCTTTGCGGCGGTTTCCGTCCTTGTCCTCGTAGCTGCGGCTCGTGAGCTCGCCCTCGACGAGGACGAGGCGGCCCTTGCTCAGGTACTTGCAGACGAACTCGGCCTGTGCGCGCCATGCGACGCACTCGATGAAGTTGGTGATCTTCTTGCCGTCCTTGGTCTTGCGGCCGGTGTCGCTGGCGAGGGTGAAGCTGGTGATCGCCGTGCCCTGCTGCGTGTACCTGAGCTCAGGGTCGGCGGTTAGACGGCCTTGGAGGCCGGTGTGGTTATACATTAGGCGTTTCCTCCTTGCTGGTTATGCTGTGCGGCCGCATTGTCGAGGGACGTGCAGATCTCGTCGTACTCTTGGCGGGTCAGGGTGGCCGGATCCTGCTTTTTGTACTTCTCCACGATCCGGGCGTTGGTGCGCTCCTTGGTCATTCCTGCGACCTCTGCCTTCTTGTAGAGGCGCGCGAGTTGCGCGTCGCTCAGACGGCCGGAGCCCTGCCCCTGACGGCCCTGTGTGGCCTGCTGGCGGCCTCCAGCGCCGGATCCTTTGCCCTGCGCGCCGAAGTCACTGTTGTCGGGGTCGTCCTCGCCTTGGTCGACGGTGAACTTCTCGAAAAGGTAGTATTTCAGGGCGTAGGTGTGTGCCGCGCCCTTGGCCTTGGCGGGGTCATCGTTCCAGCCGACGGCGTGGACGGTGGCCTCGATGGTCTCGTCGTCGTTGTCGAGGTTCAGCCAGCGGATCGTCAGGTCGGCCTCGTAGAGAAACATGAGCTTGTCGCCGTTGCGTGTCTTGGTCTGCATGGTGATCCAGTAGACCGGGTCGCCGTTCTCGGCGTGGCGCGTGGCCTGTTCGCTGATGACGTCGAAGTCGACGCCGAGCTCGTTCATTATGGGGGTGATCTTCTCCCACACGTCGTAGATCTTGGCGTACTTGTAGCTGACGCCGTCGCTGTGCTGCTTCTTGACGATCTCCGGGCAGGCTTTCCGCATTTCGACGAGCTTCTGCCGGAGCGTCAGGCAGGCGGCTTCAGGAGGGGCCGCAGCAGCGGCCGCCTCGGTTTTCTTGGTTTCTGCCATATCGGTGCCTCCTTACACGTCGACCGTGAAGATGCCCGGGGTCTCGTAGACGGTGACGCCCTCCACGATCTCGCCGGTCTCGGTCAGGGTTGCGATGTCGCCGGTGTAGCTGAGCAGCTTCTTCAGATCGGCCCAGCGGGTCGACTCCTCGACCTTTACGAGCTCGCCGTAGCCGTTTGCCTTGAGCCACGGCACCAGCTTGGTCTCGTCGAGCTTGGTCTTGGTTGTGCCCTTCTTGAAGGTCAGGGTGCCAGAGAGGAGGCGGTACTTCTCCGTCGTCTTGGTCTCCTTGTGGGGGACGGTGGCGAAGAAGTCGGCCAGACAGCTCGTGAGGTACGAGGTGCCGTTCTCCATGCGCTTGCGGGCGGCGGCGACTTTCTCGTTGATGGCCGCGATCTGCTCGTCGGCCAGAGCCTTCAGACGGTCGTACTCGCTGCGCTCGTCTGCGATCTTGCGGATGGCCCAGTCGGCACAGCGGTCGTCGGTGATGCGGAACGGGGCGCGCTCGCCCTCTGCGACGGTGCCGAGGTCGACCTGCTCCAGCTCGTCCAGTGTGGCAGCAGGCAACAGCTCGGCCTCCTGCGTGGTGGTGGCCTCTGCGTCTGCCTGCTCGGCAGCGAGGGCCGCGGTGGTCTTATCGCTCATTGTTGTGCTCCTTTCTCTCGGTGACATTGAAGGTGAGCATCACACCGCAGGTGACAGGGGTGACGCTCTCGAGCTCGAGGTCGCGGCCGCTGCGGAGGTGCAGGGTCTCGCCCGGCTTCATTTCGGTGAGGTGTTTCATCTGGTACTCCTTTCTGCAAAGAAACGGTGCCCGCCTTCCTCGATGACGAAGATCTGGCTCTCGTGGAAGTCGCTGGTCACGAGGGCGGGGTTGTAGAAGTAGAGGATCGGCTCGTCCACGACGGTCTCGCCTCGGTCGAACACGGCCGCGACGGCGTCCTTGACGCGCTGTGTGGGATCCGGCCGGCTCTTAGTGTAGCTGTAAAGGACGACGGCCTCAGAGGGGTCGACGCCACGCTTCTCGGCTGCGTTGAGGATGCACTGAGCGACGAGCACCTGGCCCTCGAAGGACTCCCCGCCGGCCTCGGCCATGACCACGCGCTCGACAACGTCGCGCTCGGCGTCGGTCAGAGGGTAGCGCACGGCGGGCTCGGTCGGCTCCACGGTCTCAGTGGCCGGTGCGGGGGTGTCCGGGATGTATGTGCCGACGGTGGTGGTCGGCGGCAGGATGTTGGTCTCCTGCTTGTTGCCGGTCGGGGTGGTGAAGATTGCCACAGAGATGCCGCCCAGCAGAAGGACGGCAGCGGCCAGCATGGCAGCTCTCAGGGCTTTCCTCTTGGCACGGCGGCGCCGGCGTGTTATACTTGCGGTGCGGGATCCGTATGCTGGCAGGCTGCTGGATCTTCTCGCATGGGTCGCCCGGTCGCAACGGGCGGCCCTTTCTTTTGTGGTTTCCATTGGTTTCTCCTTTCACTGAGCCCGTGCGACGGTCAGATCACAGAGGGCGTGAGTGAGGTCGCTGAACTCGGTCTCTCGGACGGTGTCAGCGGTCAGCAACACGAGGTAGTCGTTGTCGTAGTAGTCGATCTCGGGGTGCCGCTGCCGGTTTACTTCGTTTTTGTGGCGGGCGTAGGGCTCGGCACGGTTCCAGACGTCGTCAGGGATCCAGTGGTCGAGGCGATCCTCGACGCGCTCGCGCAGCTCCTCGCTCGTGATTGTGATCTCCGGGCTCATGCTGTCACCTCCTGAGTGCGCCTATCGCGTATTCGAGCGCGATGATGTCGCAGTTGTAACGCAGGTTTTCCTCGTCGATGATGTGCAGTTTTTTCCTTTCGGCGAGAAGCTCAGAGAGCTGGTCGACCACGTCGAAGCCTTCAGGGGGCGGGGCGGGTGCGGTGCTGTCCTTCTCCTTCAGCGCTCGGTCGTTTTCGATGATCTGCTCCTTGATTTCTTCGGGGGCGTCCGAGAGGTCTGTCGTCTGGTCGGGGCTTTCGGGTGCCTCAGCCTTCTGCTCTGCGGTGCGCTCGAAGCGTTTGCCGAGCTCCCAGTCGTCGCGGCGAAGGTCGAAGGCGTCACCGAGCTGAATGATGTTGGGATAGTTGCTGAGCGCGACGGTCATGGCGGGCTTGTCGATTTCGTAGGCGTAGTAGGTTACATTCGTAAAGCCCATTTTGTCGAGGCAATAGCGGCCGGTGCCGATGCCGTCATACATGGAGAGGACGACGATCTCCTCGTCCCTCGGCACGTCCTTCAGGGCTCCTGCGAGGATGTGGATGATGACCTCAGCCGTCCAGCCATTCCCGAGCCCGCGGTATCTTTGCGTCGCGCTGACTGCCGATGTGTAGCCATCAGGAAGGGTCTGGAGCCGTTCGCACTCCGTCGGCGTGAGCTTTCGGATGACGTAATAGCCGTCCGGCAGCTTGATCGGGTACTTTTTGCCTTTTATCTCGATCTCTCCGTTGACCACCTCGTAGACCGGCAGATCTTCGCCGTTTTGGTTAGTGACGACAAGCCTGCTCTGATGTCCTGATGCTGTGAGGGCGTTGGCTTTGCCGTCAGTTCTTACCTCGTATGCAGAGCCATCGTCTCGACCGCGCCACGCAACACCTTGAGCCTCTCCTGCGGGGTAGGCATAAAGCCCAGTCTCAGGGCCGCCCCCGTTGGGTCTGGCGCATAGTGCCACAGCTTTGCCGCTCGCGTCGTAGATCCTGTGAGCTTGTCCTCCAGTAACCTCTCCGTCTGCGTTTGGCATGGTGCCGACTCTTACCGGCGCGGCGTAAAGCCCCGTTTTCGCTCCGAGCCCGCCGCCCTCGCCGCACAGGGTCGTTGCTTTCCCTTTGGGGGAGTAGACTCTGTACTGCTTGGAGTCATGGCTCTGTTTCTTGGCGCTGTTCTCGATGGTGTCGATCCTGATTGGCTCAGCAACCATGCTGTCGGTCTGCACAGTCGTCAGGGCGTTGGCTTTTTCAATCCCGCTGGTCTCGAAGCGTCGGTACAGTTTTCCGTCGTCCTCGCGGCGGTTCCTGCATCCGACTCCGACCGCCGGAGCTCTGAGCTCGTACCCTTTTTCGGAGGTTGCCGTCTCGAGGATGTCCTTCAGCATGATGCCGCGATCCGCGGGCTGGTCGACGTTCCAGTTGAAGGCGTAAAAGCGTTGACGGTTCTGTGCGCTCACGAGGGCGCTGTTGATGTGCATGAGATCCACGCCGAGCTCGTGGCTGATTTGGTCTTTAATGGGCTGTGCGGCGCTCTTGTTGTTCTCATAGAGGAAAAAATCAGGCTTGAATTTTTCCTTTGCAATCAGGTAGTTTCTGAACAGCTCCCAGCCGAGCCCCTCAGCTTCGACCTCTCGCCCTTTTTTCTGTGCGACGCTCCAGTAGGTGCACGGAGAGCCGCCGATCAAAATCTTTATCATTCATTTCACTTCCTTCCTGTGCGGGCCGGGAGCGTCTGCTCGGGTCTGGTCAGGCCCTTGCTGAAGCTCTGCGGCTCATATCTGACGCCCACGATCCGGCGGCCGCTGACGCCGTACTTGGGGTTGTAGCCGAACAGGTTGACGTAGCTGCCGAGATCCTCGCGCTCGTCGTCCATCGCCTTCAGCACCTCGAACAGGGCCAGCACGTCGTCGATGGCGCGATGGCTGTTCTGCACCTTGCCGGTGAGGTCGTAGGCGATGATCGCGTTGGCGAGCTTGTGCGGGTAGACCCTGCGGTCTTTGTAGACCGTCAGACTGTCCAGCCAGTCGATCCGGCCGACCTTCTGGCCTCGGAGCAGGCCACGGAGGAAACAGGCGTCGAACTGTGCATTGTGGGCGATCATCAGGGTCGGGCCGTTCTGCATGAGCTTGGCGATCTGGCCGGCTGCCTTGACCGGCTGCACGCCCTCGGTCTGGAGCCGCTCGTCGGTGATGCCGGTCAGGCTGACGATGTTCTCCGGGAGGGTCTCGCCCTCGGGCAGCTTGATGAAGGTGTCCATCTTGCCGGCGATCCGTAGACCGCCGGTGGCCGTGCGCTCCACGCGCAGGGCGGCGAGCTCGATGATCTGGTCGTTGTCGAAGTCGAGGCCGCTGGTCTCGGTATCAAACACGACGAGGGCCTTGTAGCGGTCGAACAGGGTGGAGAGGTTACTCATGCCGGGCCTCCTTCTCGCGGGTAGCTCTCAGGGTGCCGAGCATAAACGAGAGGGCTGTGGTCAGTTGATCCTCAGTGGCGAAGGTGCCGCCGAACTGCTCGGCCAGCGCCGCGATGATCTCGCCGGCGTGCTCCGGCGTGACGTCGTCGGTGGCTTCGTCGTCCTCGATGGAGATCAGGAGATCGGAGTCCAGATAACAAGCGGGGCGCAGGCCGCTGTCGCCGTAGTAGGCGAGGTCCCAGTACAGAGCGCCATCGGCGAGGACGAGGCGGGCGAGTGACTCGTACCCGTTAGACTTCGTGCTGAAGGCTGTGGACAGCCACCACCAGTCGTCTGCATTTGGGATGACGTCGCGGTTGCGCCGGTACTGGTCGACCGTCAGCAGGAAGATGGTGACGGTGCAGGTGCCGTAGTCCTTCAGGCCGTCGTCGGTGGTCAGGTCGAGCTCCGTGGTCAGGAAGGCGTTGGGGCCGTTCACGTCCTCGAGCAGGTTGTCGAGGTAGGCGCCGTTGAGGTATTCCTTGCTGCTGGCGACGGCGAAGTTGTTGCAGTTGCCCTCGTCAAAGGCTCTGGTCTCGATGATGTCCTTGCTCAGGCAGAGGGCGCGGCCGTCATCATTCTCCAGCAGGATCCAGCTCTGGCCGGCATAGTCGAAGGCCGTGCCGCGGGCGGCGTTCTTGAGTGCGATCTTTTTCATGGGGTTGCTCCTTTCGTTCTCTGCGGCCGAGCCTTCTGGCTGGCCTGAATGTTCGGCAGGGTCTCGCCGGCGCGGAGCCGGCTCTCACAGTGCGGGCAAATGTAGCCGGTGCGGGGGATCTTCTGGTAGATGCTGACGTTCCAGTCGAGCCCGCAGCCGACGCACTTTGCTGTCATGGGCCTCCACCTCCTTCCGCAGCCAGAGCCTCGAAAACATAGCGCCGGATGCGGTTGCGGTACTTCTTCCGGGTTCTGGCTTTCTTTGCGTGAGCTGCGAGGTGCAGCCACTTCGGCGGCACTCCGATGGCCTTGGCCGATACCTTCCAGAGCTTTTTGAGGGCAGAGAGCACGGCGTTGATGGCCGGCTTCAGGGCTTCGACCAGCTTGGCGGCTATTTCCCGCAGAGCGTCGGCCAGTTTCTCGAAGGCTTCGCGGGCCTGCTGCATCTTCTCGTGATCGGCGAGCGCCATGCTGCCGTCGTAGACGTAGGGGCTCAGCTCGTCATCGCCGCCGTCGGCCAGACGCTCGCAGAACGGGAGGCCGGCAGCTTCGGCAGCCTTGCGGCCCTCCTCGAGGGCGTCCCGGCCTTGCGTGACTTCGCAATAGTCCGCGAGGCGGTTGCGGCCGCCTTCGTAGTGCCAGCGGATCCCGGCGGCGATCTCGTCGATGGTCATGTCCTCACCGAAGTGGCCGCAGTAGT